ACTCCCAGTTCTGTACTTTAGGCATCTGCTGCCGTGATTGGCAGCTGCCGCCCCTACGGGCAGGTGCTGTTCTCGAATTAAAGTCGGAATTGGGTTGCGATCCTAAAGCTTCACGGAGGATGTACACGGCATGGTCACCTAACATCGAGGGTTTATGGGTACCCTCAGTCCATGCAGACTGTAACCACAACGAGATCGTGGCCCTTTTAACACGATCTCTGGGTCAGACACCCCGCGCGTTACCAAGTGCTAGGGGCCCTGTGCTAGAAGCTTTTAAGTGGCTTCGCAGGGTTGCAGCTAGGTATACGGGCCGTCAGATGACTCTCCTGGAAACGGCGCATTCTTACAAGGGTGCTATGCGTCGTAGGTACGTGGAGGCAGAGCGCTCGTTGAGGGAGGATGGACCGTTGGGTTCGTCGGACCACCTCCTTAGAGCGTTTCTGAAAGCTGAGAAAGTAAATGCTATGGGCAAGAAACCCAAGCCGAGGATGATCTTCCCAAGGACTCCCCGTTACAACATAGCATTGGCTTCTTGGCTGAAACCCTTCGAACATTGGCTTTGGAGAAATCTGAAGTCAAAGGGTTCTTCCACCGTGCGTCCGACCAGGGTTGTGGCCAAAGGTCTTTCGCCGGGCGCCAGGGCCAGATTGATTGCGGAGAAGTTCGCAGGCATATCTGGTTGTGTGGTGTTCGAGGTTGATGGTAAGGCTTTTGAAGCACATTGTGACGTTTGGCAGCTGGCTCAAGAACATGCTGTTTATCATGCCGCGTACCCGGGTGGGGTATCATTGCGTGATTTACTCAAAGTACAGCTGCGAAATTACGGTGTCACCAAGGGCGGTGTCAAGTTCTCTCGTGAAGGAGGACGTGCTAGTGGGGATTTTAACACAGGGATGGGTAATTCATTGGTTATGTTAGCAGTTGTTGTCGGTACGATGGAGGCCCTTGGGCTTACACGTTATGACACGCTTATTGACGGAGACAATGCCCTGTTGTTTGTACCCGAGAGCTCACTCATTCACGCGGTCGAAGGATTTGGTCCTACCGCTTGCCGTATTTCAGGACATGAAATGGTCCTTGAACGACCGGTGCGTTGTTTAGAAGCTATCCGTTTTGGGCAGTCGGCCCCTGTCTTGGTGGGTGGTGAGTTGAGGATGTTGCGAGATTGGAGGAAGGTGTTGTCCCAGGGGATGTCCAGTCACGT